ATCCCTGCATTGCGTTAAAAGTATTTACTTCTTCTGATTTTACAACAGAGCCATCTAAATTTCTAAGATAAAAAACCAATGCTGTATATGCGCCAGTACCAGAATCAGAATTTAATGCAATATCTAATTTTTGAAAGTTTTGTATATTATCTTTTACTGGCTTATATTGTTTTTCAACCTGGGTCATTTGTGACAAAGTATCTTTTCTAAAATCCTCATCAGTAACGGGTTTGCCTAATTCTAGCAATTGTATTCCTTGGTTTAAAAACCCAGAATTCAAATACTCCGTTCCCAGCGCTGAATAATATTCTCTATTTGAATCAAATTGATTTCTTTTTATATTTTTGGAAATATTTTCAAATTTTCTTAATTTTTCTTGTTCTTGTCTTTTTATTTGCGCGTCTTCTAACATTTTCTGTCTTTGTATTACGCCCGCTGATGGATCTCTGCCTTTTAAAACATCTGATAATGCCAACATCATGCTTCCAGCTCTTTGCCTACGATCCATTAGAGTTTGTTGTTCTTGCGCTTGTTTCATTTGCGCTTGTTGAACTTGCAAGGGATCAACCTGAAACTCCATTGGATTTATCTGAAAATTATTTTGAGCTTGTTGTACCTGCATTGGGTCAACTTGAAACTGTTGTTTTGGTTGTAAATCCAGCAAACCCATTGGGTTAGTAAGATCGTAATTTTTAAAATCTATAGCCATGTTAACTTATTTTTCCTGGTAAAAATCCAAATGGGTTAAACCCGCCAGTCCAAGCAGAGCCAAGTAAGCCTGTTGCCCCACTTAAAATATCGCCCAAGCCAGTTGATTGCTTTGTTGTGGTTATTGGTGTTTGTCCAGTTTGCCCCAAAGCCAATAAACTAAGCTGTTGAGGCCCATAAGCCAAAGCTCTTTGAAACTCTTCATAAGGTACTTGTAGACCCATTTGTTGTAATTGCTGTTGTTGTGCGCCAATTTGACCAAGCCGCCCAAGTCTTGACATCTGCTCCGCGCCCACGCCCCCAAGCAATCCTGCTTGTTGTTGTCTTGCGCGTAGCTCTAATTCTGGGGCAAACATTGCCATTTGCTGTTGTCTTGCGATATCTGATTCGGCAGCTCTTTGTGCTTGCTCAAAACCAGCCTGTCTTAAACCAGCAGCAGTTCTAGCTTGTTGTTCTATGTAAGGTCTTTGTGATTCAGTTTCTAGTAAAGCAGAGCGTGAACCACCGAATGCGCCTGCGCCAATTGCGCGTGATTGCGCTTGACCTCTAGCTATATCTGCTTGTCTTTGTATGTCAGCCATGGATTGCTCAATGACTTGTTGAGTGTAGGGCGATTGATATGCACCTATGTCAGCGCCTAACAATGAGCCAACTTGACCTATTTGTGGTGCTTCTTGTTGTGCTAGTCCTTGTAAACCTGTGAGTGGATCATACTCCATACCAGTTTCAAACAAACCACGAGTGGCTTGAAATTGTCTAAGTTGATCTGGATTAAATCCAGCAACTCTAGGGCCTGTGTATGGAACGAATGGTGTACCAGCTAATGATTTACCAGCTTGAAATAGCTCTTTTGCTTGTGCTTCTTGGTATGCTGGTAGACTGACTGATTGTGTTTGTTTGCCTTTACTCATAGTTCTTTTCTAATTAAATGTTCTGATTTAAAACCTAAATGTTTTAGTTTTCTTAACCATCCTTTCCTGCCACCGCCATATAATCTTTTACAACCAGCGGCTTTTGCAAATGCCTCTAAAGATGGCAACATATCCTCTAACTCCTTGTAATCACCACCACAAAATAGCAAGTTCATTGCTGTATTTTGGGGGAATACTACAAATTCAGTTATCATAGCCGACTTCTTAGCTGGCCATAAATGGAATATTCCATGTCTTATTTTATCCTCTATATCGTCTATTGTATAGGAATCTTGATGTTTGATAGCTTTTGCTATATATGGCTTACAGCGTTCCCATTGAACTTCCCATTCTTCAGGTTCTTTTTTAATGGGTGTGACTTTATTAGTCGCCTTTTCCATATTCAATAATACTTAAAACCAAATGAATGTTTGCATGATTAACCTGTGCTTTTATTATTTCGCCTTGTTGCAGAATAATTCCAGCATTAGTTTGTAATTCTTCGGTAGCGTGTGCGCCTATGTTTTTTTGTTTATAGATAAAAAACTCATTAGAGCTAGTATCTGTTATAGATACATCTAAATTGGTTTGTTGATTACCATGGTCACAAGCTAAAAAACTTTTAACAATAGCAAAATCAAAGTCACCACCGCTAGGTGCTGTATAGATAGTTTGCTGTGTGGTAGCTGTAAAAGAATACTTAACATTGGTTGCCCTTTGTATGTACTGTCTTTGTGCAGATAAATCCATTATCTTCTACCCCTGTTGCGTACATCTAATCTAATCTTTCCTACTTGAAAATCTTGTGTGGTACTGCCTGTAACTGTCAATGAGACTTGTCTTGCAGTGAACCTAGCATCGGTATAACCATCACTTTCAAAAGTAAATGATCCAAAGTCCGTTTCAGGGCCTAGTGGAGTAAATTTACCTTTGAAACTAAGGGTGACACCTGGAAGTGTATTAGCCTCTTCGTCTGGAAGTATTTGATTGCATTGGACATAATTGTCACCATTGCCTATTTCAATAGGCCCAGAGGTCGCATATGGAACAGCAGTACCCAAATTAGGTGAGTTACCTAATAGTGTTGATTCGTGTTGATATACAAAACCAGCGTTATCTGCTGAAGTTGGAAAATCAAACACACCTTGGTCAACCCAGCATCCTCTGTCTAGCTCACCAACAGACCAAACATTTTCACCATAATTCCAAATGACATATTTGTTTGGTGCGTATTGTGAATCACCACTTGGGAATCCCCACCATATCTCATTAAAATTAGAGTTGTGTCCACCCCAAGATGCTTTTCTGCCTGGCACATTAAGTTGATCGTAAACGTAATCATGCACCTCGCATGGTATTTCTCTTGCAGTTCCGTCATACACAAAGAAAGAGTTTTCACCCATCCATCCAAGAAAGTTGCCAGTAGAAACAATAGATCTTCTGCTGACTGCTTTACAGTTAGTTCCAGCATCAGCAATACCATAAACAAATGGTGAGCCTGCATAAAACATTCTGCTGATACCTGTATCACTAAAAATGATAATGTCATTACCAAATGATGCTGCCATAATAGCTCTACCACCTGTAGGGATTTGTAAATCACCTGCGGTGTTAGTAGCTTTAGATGTCCAGTTGGTATTATCTTCTCTATCTGACCATGAAATTTTTCTTGGATCTCCACCCGAACCTATTGCAACCAAATGTCTTTCGTTGGTAACAATAATTGCTTGACACCCTGTGGGTGCGTTAGTAACTACTGTTCCTATGGTATCGGCTGTACCGCCTGAGTTTGGTCGCCATTTATAAATTTTGCCATCACCAGAGAAACAAAAGATTAAATGCTCTCCCCAGTTGTCAAAAGAAAAATGACCTGTGTCTAGTGGTAAACCTGATTGTGAACGAGCATCACCATAATCTTCTACATTGTAATGATATGCACCAAAACCAAGAGGGTCATTACTTGCATCATTAACAAAACCAGACGGAGTAATATCAGTCCAAGTGTTGTTGTATAAAACATAAACCTTTTCTCTTGTACCAACTGCTAATATTGGTTGGCCTAAATTATCGTTGTAGGCGTACATCCCAATGGGTGCGCCATCTAATGCTGTGGTGTTAAGTTTTGTCCAGCCACCTATAGGTTTAAGGTAGCCATTTTCAAAGCGAACTAAATTCCCGTCAACCCAACGACCTTTGTTACCATAATCAGTTCCGTTCTTGACTATGCCTGCGGGGGGTGTGATTGGGAATAATGCCATTCACTTATGATGCTAAAGTTTTAGTTTCGCTTGTTGGATTGATTTGTCCTGCAATGTTTGCATCAAGACCATCTTTTAAAGATTGCACCTTTTCTTCACCCATTGCACTTTCAACCCAACCTTGAACCTCTGCTGAAGTTACGCTATTAAAGTCTATAAAGCCTGATAGGTCTGAGGTGTCTAGATTTTTAGTACCATAAATAGATGTTGTGTAGGGATTGCCCTCTGCATCTACCTCAGTATCAGTAGCGTTCAAACGCCAATGCACGTTATAAATAACGTCTGTTTGTCCTTCTTTTGTTGGATATACGTCTACTGTGTTTACATCCCATTCATA